GTGCAACTGCCACTAAAAAAATAACAATCACCGATTTATTTACAGGTACTGTATTTAATGAAGATGGTGATAATGTTGACACAAGATTTGAAGGTAATACCAAACAAGATTTATTATTTATTGATGGTAGTGAAGATAAAGTAGGAATTAACTTTGATAGTCCTGCACTTAGACTTCATGTAGTAAATGATCTAGCATCAAGTCCAGTATATGCAACTACTCAATGTGCTGTATTTGAAGATGATAATAGACCAGGTATTCAAATGGCTGGTAGTGCTAATAACATAGGTCTTATTGACTTTGGAGATAATGCTGCTTCTAACTCTGGTGGTATTGTTTACAAGCACGCATCAGATTCATTTGCTTTTGTCGCTGCTGGTGATGAACAAGTAAGTATATCTAATGGTGTACTTGGGCCAATTACAGATTCAGATGTAGACTTAGGTACTTCCTCTTTGTATTTTAAGGATGCGTTTATTGATACCATTACAACTACTGGTGCTATTAATGGCTTTGCTAAAAGATGGACTGCATACACTGCAAACTTTACAGCAGTAGCTGGAGACAGAATACTTGCCGATACATCTGGTGGTGCATTTACAGTAACATTACCTGCATCCCCTGCAGTTGGTGATGAAATACACATACTAGATAGTGCTGCATCATTTGATAATAACAATTTGACCGTTGCTAGAAATAGTAAAAAGATACAAGGATTAACTGCAGACTTAACTTTAACAACTGAAAATACAGGTATTGGACTTGTGTTTATGTCTGATACATATGGTTGGAGAGTTTTAGTTGATGCTTATGCAGTAGATACTACGGAGCTGTAGTATGGAGGATATTTACAATCCTAACCAACAAATTCACATTGATAGGGGTACACGCAAACTTGTCGTAAGAAGCAGTCAAGATACGACCCCTATCTTAGAACAAAATAAAATATTTCGTAATCATGTACCTGAAGCACAAAGAGGTGATCTTCAACGTATTGCACAGATACCATTAATTGCTTTAAAGTTAAAAACTAAAGAAAGATTTGGTCATTCTAATTTTTACAAGTTAGACAATGAACAACAAAAGTCTCTTATAAGAGAAATGGTAAACAGTAATGAGTATATGTATTTTCGAACAGGAGAAAAACGGTTATAATGGCTGATTTTTTAGGTTTACTATCTGAAAACAAAAACTTAAATTTTGTAGACAGAATATTAAATCCAGAAAATTATGGTCTTTTAAGAGAATCTGTATCTCCACAAAAAGACCAATTTGCAACACATAAAATGGCTGCTGAATATTTAGGCGAAAACAATACCTTGCCTGCTGCATTTCCTACAATAGTGCAAATAGGAGATAAGCTAATACAATTACCAATAAATCAAGCAATGCAATACGCATTAGAAACAGGCGAATATATTACATTTCCGTCAATAAAAAAAGCAGATAGTTTTTCTAAAAACTACAAAACTAAAAAATTTAAAGAATACTATCAAAATTTACACAAAGGATTATTACAATAAATGGCTTTAGATACATACGCAAACTTAAAAACTTCTATTGCTAATTTTTTAGCACGTGATGATTTAACTTCAGAGATTGATGATTTTATTGATCTTACTGAAGCTGACTTTAATCGTAGATTAAGAATAAGAGACATGGAAACATCTCTTGCTTTTACTATAGATGAAGAACAGGAATCTTTACCAACTGGTTTTTTACAAGTCAGAAGTTTTGTTTTGGGTACAGACCCAAAAACTGCATTACAATTGATGAGTCCTTTTCATCAAGCTGAAACACAAGGTTCTAGCACGACTGGCAGACCAAGAGCATATTCTATTGAAGGTTCGAACTTTAGATTTAGTCCTGCTCCAGATTCTTCATACAGTTCTACTATAGTTTATTACAAAGCATTTACAGCTTTGTCATCATCTAACACATCAAATAATATCTTAGATAAATTTCCTGATGTATATTTATATGGTGCATTGTATTTTGCTAGTACATTCATTCGTGGGATGGATCCACAAACTGTTGCACAGTTTAAAGGTCAATACGAAGCTGCTCTACAACAAGTAGAAATGGCAGACGAGAAAGACAAGTATAATGGTACTCCTTTAGTACAAAGATCAGGTATCAATATTAACAATTTTGACAACGTAAAATAATGCAAGTACCTTTTGGAGAATGGCTACCTGACCTACCAGATCACGTAAACCCTGGTGCAACTCAAGCTAAAAATGTATTTCCTGCTGTAAACAGTTATAGACCATTTAATGCTATATCTAATACATCTAGTAATGCTTTAGACGCAAGATCACAAGGCGGAAGAGCTTTCAAATCAGACAGTGGTGTCGTTAGTATATTTGCAGGTGATGCTACAAAACTATATAGATTACTTGCAAACTCTTTTGTTGATGAAAGTGGCGGCACTACATTTAATACACCATCTGAAGGTTATTGGGATTTTGTTCGTTTTGGTGAAAGAGTGATTGCTTTTAATGGAGTAGATGCACCTCAAGCATGGACATTGGATTCATCTACTGACTTTGCTGCATTAGCAGGATCACCACCAAACTTTAGACACGCTGCAGTTATTAATAACTTTGTTGTAACAGGTTTTACCACTACTGCACAAAACACTTTAAACTGGTCAAGTTTTAATGATCCGACTGCATGGACTGCTGGTGTTAATCAGGCTGATACAGAAACACTACCAGAAGGCGGTGGTATTACAGGTATTACTGGTGGACAGTATGGATTAATATTTCAAGAAAATAGAATCACCAGAATGGATTATCGTGGTGGTAATACGGTATTTTCTTTTAGACGTATTGAAGAAAATAGAGGAGCTATACAGGGCAAAAATGTAGTTCAGGTTGGTAATTTAGTTTACTACTTATCTGAAGATGGTTTTTATGTAACTGATGGACAGAGTTCAAAACCTATTGGTGCAAACAAAGTAGATCGTTTTTTCTTTGGAGATTTAAAATCTTCTTTAAGAGAAAGAGTACACGGATTTTATGACCATGAAAACAAATTAGTTATGTGGTCTTATCCTTCTGCAACTGGATCTAGTACAGCCAATCAAAATGATAAACTAATTATCTATCACATTGCTAGTGATAGATGGTCTCAAGTTGAACTTGACCATGAAGTTATTATAAGTTTCTTATCACCTGGTTCTACATTAGAAGAACTAGATGATTTTCCTACATCTGGTACAAATGACATAGATGCTATTACAGTATCATTAGACTCACCACAGTTTATTGGCGGTATTCGTAGTGTTGGTGTATTTAACACAAACCATAAACTAGGATCATTTGAAGGATCAGCATTAGCTGCAACTATTGGCACTGGAGAGACAGAAATATTTGGTCAAAACAGATCATTGGTAACACACGTAAGACCAATAGTAGATACAACTGCTGCTACTGGCACAATAAGTTTTCGTAATAGAGTTGCTGACTCTGCTACAACTACAAGTGCTGCGACTATGCACAGCACAGGAACAATACCGTTTCACAAATCAGCAAGATATTTTAAATTTAATCTCGTTATACCTGCAGGATCAACATGGTCTGATGCACAAGGTTTAGACGTAGAAGCAATAAAAGAAGGATATAGATAATGACATTTTTGGAGCAATTACAACAAACTGCAGGATTATTAGGAGAGCAAGTACAAAATGTAAATCCTTTTGGTAATTATTCTGATTTTCGAGCATCTGATTTTCTTCGTACTCCATTTGGTGAAAATATAGCACAAATACGTCAACAATATGATCCTGTTTCTGGCAATCAGTTTCTATTTCCTGATCTAACTGGTTCAACTTACACACCAGGCAATTTTAGTTTAGCTCCAGGTGCAGGTTTTAACTTTGGCAATTTTGGAAGTTACACACCACTGCCTTTTAATCAAGGCAATGTTGCTACGACTACTACACAACCTGGTCTTTTAGCAGGAGTTGAAAGAGCAATGGGCGGTGGAGGTCGTGATATAAGAGGAGGCATGTGGCCAAACGTAAGCACTGAGTTTGTTGGAGATAGAGGTTTTAGAATTAATGCAGATGGTTCAGTAAGTATGTTGGATCCAAACTCTCTTGATTATAAATTTAATAATTTAGCCAGAGGCCTTTTATCGGTTACTCCTTCTAATTTATTAAGGCAAGCACTGCAAGGAGAACCAACTATAGCACAAAGAGCTACCGTAAATCCTAATAACGCTGTTTATAATAGAATAGCAGAAACGTATGGCGAAGAAACAGCTCAAGAATTTATGAAACAAAATGCCGAAGCTATTAATAAAGAGTTGCAAAGTGATGAATACAAAAAAATGATGTCTGATTTACAGGCTAAAGCCACTACACCAAGTGGAGCTTTAACACCAGAAGAGGCATTGCTTGAGAACTTGAAAAAACAAAAAGAAGGTTTGAAAACAAAGAGTACAAAAAACGATCCAGGTGGATTAAACAAAGCAAGAGAAGCTGCAAAAGACAGAGCTGCTGCAGCGACAGGTAAATCAAGAGGTTTCTTTGGTGGTAGATAATGGCTAGTAAAATAGACCTTCAATACATTTATCAAAATAAAGACGCTGATCTTGAGTTTCAATTAGTGGTTGAAGAACTTACTAATCAATTAATACGATACCATAATGATGAAAACCAAGAGGTTGTATCATGGTTTCTTGCATAAACTGCGATCATCATTGTCATTGTGGTAACAACGGTGTTTGTGCAGTTTGTAAATGTGCTAACTGCGAACATCCAAACGCACTAGATGAGTTTTGGAAAAGACTTGAGGACAACGCAGGAGCAATAATTAACTTAACAAAACATAAGGACTAATGGCACATAATTATACAAACGCTAAAGTTGATTTAACATCTACAGACGAAACAACTTTTTACACTGCACCTTCAAATGGTCAGTCTATTGTTAAATCTATATTGGTTAGTGAAGATGCTGGTGCAACACCAACACTTACAATTACACTTACTGATGCAGAAAGTAGTCCAGCAACTTTTAGTTTATTTAAAACAAAAGCATCTACTGCCAATGGTACAGCAGAATTTTTGACTTCACCATTGGTATTAAAATCTAGTGAAATATTGAAAGTAACTGCATCTGCAGCTAATCAATTACACGTAGTAGCTAGTATATTAGAAATTACATGATCGGAATAGTACAAATACCAAAAGAAAACATAGAAGCAGTTTGGAACTTAGTTGATGATTCTATTACTAAAGCCCTTGCTTACTCAGGTCATCACTTTAATACGTCAGATATTTACGAAGCGTGTTGTAGTGGGGATAATCAACTATGGTTAGGTTGGGAAGAAGAAGCAAAACAAAAACTAAAAGCGGTTGTGGTAACAAGAATTATAGTTCGGCCAAATAGCAAGGTTGCTAACATTTTTATCTGTACTGGTAAGAATAGAAAAGATTGGCAAGACGGATTGCACGATATAGAGAAATGGGCTAAAAGTAACGAGTGTACTCACTTTGAAACTTATGCCAGACCAGGTTGGTCAAAAATATTAAACAACAAGGGTTTTAAAACAACTCATTATTTACTAGAAAAGAAATTGGAGAAATAAGTATGTCAAGTGGCGGTGGAAATCAAACAACTATATCAAGAACAGAGCCTTACGCACCTGCAGAACCGTTTTTGAAGGATATATTAGGTGAAGCACAAAACATTTACCGTAGCGGATTAGGTAGATCATTCTTTCCCTCAAGTACAGTAGTACCATTTGCAGAGCAAACACAACAAGCTCTTAATTTACAACAAGCTCAGGCTTTAGAACAAGCACAAAATTCAGCACTACAAGCACAAGCTGCACAGACTTTTGGACAGTTTGCTGGTTCTCCTATGTCATCTTATGGTCAATTAACTCCACAAGCTGATTATTTATCAGGTATTCGTGAAGGTATTACTTCAGATGTATTAGGTTCAGTACAATCACAGTTTGGTGGTATGGGTAGAACAGGTACCTCACCTATGGCTCAACAAGCCGTAGCAAGAGGAGTTACCCAAGCCTATGCACCTATTGCTGCTCAATTAGGTTCTCAAGAACGTGGTCGAGAACAAGCAGGTATGGAATCTGCCTATGGTAGACAATTACAAGCTGCAGGACAGCTTCCAGGTATTCAACAAGGTTTAGATTTACGTAGGCAACAAGCTATCGCATCATTAGGTGGCGTAGGTTCTGCTTACGAAAACTTAGCACAAAGACAATTACAAGATCAGATTGCAAGATTTCAATTTGGTCAGACAGCACCCATGCAACAATTACAACAATACGCTGGACTTATTAGTCCAATAGCAAGTGGTTTCCCTACAGGTATAAACACTGCACCAGGTCAAGACACTGGTGGATTTGGCGGTGCCTTTGGTGGTGCCGTAGCAGGTTCTGTATTGCCAGGTGGTTTTGGTATTCCTCTTGGTGCTGCATTAGGCGGATTAGGATTTTTATAGGATATAATTATGGTAGATATTAAAGGACTATTGTCAAACCCAATACAAGCGTATCAATCAGCTAGAGAACCTGGTGGATTATTAGCACCTGTAACTTCGTTTAGAGAAGCGGTAACAGATCCAAGACTTTTTATAGCAGATGCGTTAATTAACCGTACTCCTATAACAACAGCTTTAACTAACTATGCTGCAATCAATCAATCATTAACACCTGAAAAAGAAGAAACTTTTACATTGTTATCAGAGATAGAAAAATCTAATGCAGGTTTAGATCCTACACGTACATATCAAAAAAGTGATATTTCTGGTAAAATAACACAAGTTGGAACTTCACCCACCGTTACAATAGAAGGTGACAAACCAGGACAAACAAAAGAAGAAGAAATTATTGGTGAATATTATGGAGAAACTTTTACAAATATAGCAAAAAGAGGCGATGAAGCTTTTAAAGCTAATCAAGACATTCAAATAATGGAACAATTATTGGAGAACACTGATTTTGAAACAGGGTCGTTTGGTGAGTTTAGAACTTCCGCAGAAAAAATAGCAAGTGAGTTTGGCGTAAATTTAGATGTGCAAAACGTACCTGCAGCAGAAGCGTACAGATCATTGTCAGGTAAAGTAGTTTTAAGTAATTTACAATACACAAAAGGAGCTGTTTCTGACAGAGAAATGAATTTTTTTGGTACAATTGCTCCAGGTTTAACTATGTCGAAAGAAGGTAACAGATTGGTTTTAGATATTGCAAAAAGAAAAAACACTAATGAAATAAGATATAGAGATGCAGCTATAAATTGGATAGATGAAAATGATAGATTAAGAAAAAAAAATAAAGATGGACAAACTTGGGGTCAATTTACACTTGAGTTTCAAAAAAATAATCCTTTATATTTACCTGAAGAAGAAGAAATGATGAAAAATCTTGCAGGTCAACGTGATCCGCAATTTGCAGGTAATGATATAATAGAAAACAATGGCATAGAATATATTGAAATTGGTGGAGACTTTTACAAGTTATGACAAAAGTAGAAGATACTAGTCTGATAAAAGAACTAAGGGAAAAATCTGGTAATAATTTACCAAACAATCTTATTAAAGAAACAGATGAATCTATAATTGCTGTTTTAAAAGATAAAAAAGAACAACAAGCACCAAGTTTTTTAAACAAATCTTTAACTGCAATTAGTGATTTTTTTACTGGCACCAAAAAAACAGAATATGCAGATTTACCTGAGATTGGTGAATATAAAGGACAAGGAGAATTTAAAATTGCTTTAGGATTAAATATCACCCCTGATATGAAAGCTCAATCTGAAATAATACAAGCACAAGTACCAGGATCAAAAATTTTTAAAGATAATTTTAACAACCCTATAGTAACTATGCCAGACGGAAAATCATTTTATTTAAACAAACCAGGTGCATCACCACAAGATTTTATACAAACTACTTCTCAAATTTTACAGTATATACCAGGTCAAAGCTATGTAGCAAAAAAATTAGGTAAATCTTATTTAAAAAGAACAATATCTTCAGGAGCAGCAGGTGGTGCTACTTCTGTTGCTCAAGATATTGCTGCTATGCAATTAGGAGCAGAAGACATTAACTTGACAAAAGCAGCTATATCAACCGCTACACCTATAGTTTTTGAAGGTGCTATAAACCCTTTAGTTGGTTTAGGATTTAGAAAATTATTTGGTAACCCTAAATACACAGAAATAGTAGAAGGTAAAATTAAATTAAATGATAGAGGCAAGAAAGCTGCGAAATCCGCAGGTATTGATGTAGATAATTTAGACGATAGTTATATTCAACAATTTGCTAAAGAACTTGAGGGTGGAGTTGATGAAACTTTAGCTTCAGTTCAAGCGGGTGCTGGACAGTTTGGTTTTAGATTATCTGTGGGTCAAGCAAAACAAAATTTTGAAAGTATTGCAATTTTAAATGAAGCAAGTAAAGGTGCTTACGGCCCAAAAGCTCAAGAAAACGCATTACAATTTTTTAAAAATCAAGGCATAGATATTGAAAACAGTGCAAGGTCATTAATGAACAAATTTAATAGAGGTGAATTAGATGACTTTACTTTGCAAGACTCTGGTCAAATAATACAAGACGGATTAAAAAAAGTATTTAAGAAAAAATCAGAAGAAGTTACCACTGCATACAACGCTATAGATAAAGATGCTGTATTTAACGCACAAGAAAGTAATAGTAAAAATTTAATCAAAAGTGTTAGTTCTATTTTTGATGAGGGTCAATCTATACTTGATCCACAATTAACTCCATCAGCAATAAAAGCTAATCAATCAATTACAGATTTTGTAACAAAAATTTCTAATAGTAAAAAAACAAAAATTAACGATCTTACTATTAACAATTTTGAGATAATGAGAAAAAAACTAAGTAGTTTCATTGGCTCAGCTTCATCAAAAACAGATAGACAAGCAAGTTATCTTATAAAAAAAGAATTTGATAAATTTTATGATGATTCTTTAGACAATGCTTTATTTGGCAGTGGCGATGACCCACTAATACTTGATACAATAAAAAAAGCTAGACATCTTTTTATTAGAAAAGAAAAATTATTTGGTGATAACACAATCATAAAACATGGTTTTAAAATAAAAGACCAATCTACAAAAATTGTTAATACAATTTTGCACGATGCAGAAGTTACGCCAGATAAAACTATAGATTATATTTTTGGATCAGGCCAACTAGGTTTAAAAAGTCAAAGTTTACCTGTTATAACAAAACTTAAAGACGTTTTTGGAGTACAGAAAAAAAATTTAGGATTACAAGCACAAACAAATAAAGATTTTCAGGCTCTTAGAACTGCTGCATTTAATAAAATAATAAGAGATTCAATTAAAAATGGTAGATTTAAACCTAAATCTTTTCACGATCAATACAAAAACATAATGAATAAAAATTCTGACATTATGAAAGAGTTATTTGATGAAAGTGAATTAAAATTAATTGATGATTTTACTACTGAGGTAGGTAAAACCTTTTTAGGTAAAGACCTTGTAAATGCTTCTAATACTGCATCAGGATTGAGTAGAATGATACAACAATTTGGTAGAGGATTAATTGGTATTGTAGGATTTAAACTTGCTAATATTCAAGGTTTATTGGCTGCAAGAGGTTTATTTGATAGAACTAGAGACGTTTTTCATCAAAAAACAGCACAAAAATTGATAGAGACTGAATTAAGACCAGCTTTTTATCAAATACCTTATCCAAAATTAACAGCAACAGAAACAAGTTTGGTAAATCAACCTTTAGGTGGAATGTTTTTTGAAGCTGCAAAACCACCACAAGGATTAATAACAAACAACAATAATTAAGAAATTAATAGGAGAATAAAACAATGGCTGGAACAGGCGTAGGAAAATTTAGTTCAACAGCAGGTAATAATACCGACAACTTGACTGTGAACTTTGCAGAAAACATGGCACCCTCAAATGTCAATAACGCTGCAAGAGAATTAATGGGACATATCAGAGATATGTACGAACAACTTGGAGATGGATATTTCGAGTTTGGAGATGGAGATAAGGACTACACGATAGCTCGTGTTGATGCCGATACACTCACTATAGCTTCATCTGCTGACTTATCTGCTATTTATTTTGCAGGTAGAAAGATCAGAGTAACTGATGGTGGAGCAAATGTAGTAGAAGGTACTATTGCATCTACATCACACGGATCTAGTTTACAAACTGTAAACCTTACAGGTATCTCTTTAGCTTCTGGCACTCCTACCAAAGTTGAATTAGGTATAGATACTGCTGCGTTTGGTGGAAAACTAATACTTGATGACGATGGTGATACATATATCGAAGCTCCTACTGACGATACTATTGACATCTATGTTGCAGGTGCAAAAGACTTTGTAATTACAGCCAATACATTTACTGCTGAGTCAGGTAGCACAATTGCTGCACAAGCTCTTACAGCTACAACTATTACAACGACAGGTGCAATCGCAATAGCTAATGATGGTAACATTGGTTCGGCAGGAGATGCTGACGCAATCGCTATATCATCATCTGGTGTTGTAACCTTTTCACAAGCACCAGTATTTCCTGATGGCTCTATAGCTGTTGCCGATCTAGATATAGACGGAGCAACAGACATTGGAGCTGATATAGTTGATGCAGATTTATTTATTATTGATGATGGTGCAGGCGGTACAAACCGTAAAGTAACAGCATCAAGACTTAAAACTTATGCAGGTGTATCACTTCCTGGTATTGACGATCAATCATCTTCTAATGATGACCAATTAACTATTACTGATACTGCTGTTATTATTAATGAAGATTCAGATGATGTAGATTTTAGAGTAGAATCCAATGGTAATGCTAATGCATTTTTTGTTGATGGTGGAGATAGTAGAGTTGGAATAAATACTGCAACTGTAAATGTAGCTACTTTGCATGTAGAAGAAGCCTCATCAGGTTTTCATATGCTTAATATGGATCATACATTATCAGGTTCAGGAAATATATTTGGTATACGAGTTAATTTTGCTGGAAAAACTGTTGATGATAACACTTCAAGATTTTTTCAAGGTCTTGACGCAGGTGCAGTAAGAGTAAGTATTTTCT